ACAGAGCCTGCGGCTCCATCCGAGACCGAGGCTGTCTACCACGGCGTGTCCAACTTGTTATTGCAATTTGCGAAAAATCTTTTTAAAAAAAGGGCTGGTATCACGAGGAACATCTATTGTAGGAACAATATCTTTTGCACGAATAGATGAATGCTTGTAAGTTGTATGTGGGTAAAGAGAAGAAAACGATATATTGTTTTCTGCAAGAAATTTTTTAATGCTTTCGTAGCACTCATGAGCTTTGATAGCATCAGACAAAGCTCTATGTTCCACGTTTTCTCCAATCGAAAACCGTTTAGATACGTCTGATAGTCTATGATGTTTTTCTTCTGGAAATATGCGACGACTAAGTCGCATGGTATCAATAAAATTGTTGGAAAAAGCAACACCTAAATTGTTAACACAAGCATCATAAATAAAATTAATGTCAAAGTTTACATTGTGCCCAACAATAGTATAATTGCCCAAGAATTCAATGAACTTCGAAAAAGTTGGTACAAGGGAAGGTGCCGATGCTAACATTTCATTTGATATGCCAGTAAGAGTAGCTATAAAAGGACTAATTTCATACCCCGGATTAATTAAAGATTGAAATTTATCAATAATTATTCCGTTGGAGACCTTTACTGCGCCAAATTCTATAATGTCGTCATACGTTGGGTCTAATCCTGTTGTTTCCAAATCGATAGCAACGTAGTCGGAAACATCTTCCAATAAACTATTTTCCTTGAATTCTCTTGAACCTTTCATTGAAAAATCCTCCCCTAAATTTAGTATTTATGCCGAGATTCGACCACCTTACCAAGCACACGAACAGGCACATCTTTGGTGTCATAGATTTGCACTTGATGCGCAGGGTTCATGCTTTGAGGGGTCAGCACGACGGTATTATCCGTTCGCGAGAAGCGCTTTACGGTGGCTTCATCGCCGTTTACCAGCACGACGGCAATATCACCGTTGTCTACAATATCCTGCTTTTGCACTTCTACGCATTTCTGCTGCACCTGTTCATAGGTTTCGCAGCCGAGATCATGCAGTTTCTTATCCAGAAAAGCATTTTTCTGTATCAAGAAATTATTCTGCAACTTTAATGCTTCGTTTTCCTGCCGGATTTTACCAGCGCGAAAAATATCAAGTAAATCCATAAAATATACCTTTCTTTTATTCAATTATATTTTCCTGCACAGTCCCACGGCTTTGCCTTCTATGATTGCGGTGTTCATTTCCTCGCCAATCAGCACGATAGGGGGAAAAGCGGGATTTTCGGGCTGCAGGATGAGCTTGTCCGGCGAGTAGTAAACGTGCTTCAGCGTGGCTTCATCGCCGATGCGCACGGCAGCAATTTCGCCATTTTCGACGCTCGGCTGCTTGCGAATTGCCACAACGTCGCCGTCCTGAATGCGCGGCACCATACTGTCGCCTGCGCAGATCAGCGTGAATTGTGCGCCCCATTCCGTCGGCACGCGGTCATAGTCTTCTATGTTCTGCTCCGCCAATATCGGCTCGCCGCATGCGATTTGCCCTACGCGCGGCAGCAGCTCCGTCTCCGGGAGGGGCTGAAAGCCCGGCGGGACTTGAGATTCACTTTCGGTTTCACCAAACAGCCATGAGGGAGAAATCTCCAAAATGCCACAGAGCAGTTCAATGAGGTCTGGGTCTGGTCTGCTTGCGTTCTTTTCCCAATTGCTAATAGTAGTATTCGCGACACCGATTTGTGCTGCGAGTTCGCGTTGTGTCATTTTAGCCGCCTTTCTGGCGGCTTTTATTTTTTCACCAAAATATATCGCCATCGAACTTCACCGTCCTTGCTCATAGAATACCACGCTATTTTCAATTTGTAAAGCAAAAATTCCAAAATTATTGAAATTTATTTTCAAAACCGCTTGACATTCCAAAAATATTGGATTATTATATAGGTAGTTCCAAAAAAATTGGAATTTAGGAGGTGATAATTACGGAACCAATAAGATGATTTCAAAATACTTGAAGTCAAATAGTATTCCACAGGCGTATATCGCCCGAAAAGCCGGAATGTCGTACAGCAAATTAAACCTTTGCTTATCGGGAAGACGAAAGCTGTCTCTTGCAGATTACGAATTGATCTGCGGCGCGCTCGAAGTTCCTGTATCGACATTTTTACAGCCAAGAAAGCCGCCAGAGATGCAGAGGTGAGAGGAGTGAATAAAATGTTTCCAGAAGAAAAAAGCGTCATCCGTTTTAGAGGAACGGACAACGCTAAAATCGTTCGACTGATCCGCACGGCTGCACCGATGGGCGCCGGGACAGAAGACGACCCGGTAAGACGTGTGTACCAGTATTGGAGCTTAGACGGTAAGCTGCTGTTTACCGAGGATGATTACTTGCGCTCGATCGCATCAGATTCGCGAGAAACACATTCCATACCGATATAATAGACGGTAGCTTCGACAAGTTCCTTTAGCGCTTCGAGACCTTCGGTGTGCTTAGCTACATAATGAGAAAAGTCGTTTCCGAGCCATGCGCATTTCTCCGCGAGTTTTTTAATTTGAGGATTTTCAATTTTGTTATGTATGCAATTCCCGAGTTCCATTTTCTCAATGGTTTCTCTGCTTTCACCGACAAAAGAAATCAGATAGTCTTTTATCAGGCATTCTAAAGCTTTTCTGTAACCCATACCACAGATTTCATCTAAGTGATTTTCTTCTGCTTTTTGTGCCTGCTGATAGATAGTTACAAAGCGCGGAGAAACGGCAGAGATACGGCTATCGAACTCTTTTGTTTCGACAAGTTCCGGGATGGATTCGATGAAGGTATAGTGCAAATCACTGTCCTTTTTGGCGTAGGCTGAAAGAAAAACTCGCTCGCAGGCTTCACATAGAGAAGCGACATATACCACAGAGCCGGGTTCGCGTCCATAATAACCATCGAATGTTTTAGGAATAATGTATGCATTTAGATGCGAGCCACTATGAGCCGTATGACACATAGGACACTTTTTGATGGTTTCAAGATGGACGAAAGATTCTTTTTCAGAGTCGAGCCATTTAGCGATAATTCTTTTTTCCATAATATTTCACTTCCTTTCTGGGACTATCTTACAACAAGATCGAACTAAAATCAAGCGATTAAAGGGAAGCATGACGCAGGGCGAGAGATCGCCGCAAGGCTGGCGGAAACCTACGCCGCAGGCCTCGCAACCGGCATGGAGTTGGCGGCGACGGAGAGCGGTAGCAGAGGTAAAGAGTGAGAGGAGGGAAGAAAATGGACTTAGAAAAAAGAATTGCTGACCTTGAAGCAGAACTTCAAAATCAGCAAGGCAACCTAGAAAAACTTGCAGCTGTAATATCAGAGTTTGTAAAGTGGACAAAAGCGAACATAGACTTGATTGACTCGGTATTAAATATGCCGAGTGGAGAGAAGAAAGAAGGTAAACATTGAAAACTTGTCTATGGATACTTATCCTTGTTGCGATACTCTCAATCATTTTGATTGGAAAAGGAAAAAGAGTGGCTATGGCTATTTACAGCGTCGGTGTGATTTGTCTATTTGTGCTTGTGTATCTCGCAATTCACGGCTCATTTGCCTAAGCGCATATACAGCATACGGCGAAGCCGGACACGAAGCGCTGCTGCCGCTCAAAACCTCGGTGTATGACGAGATTGCGAAAGGTATCGTGCGGCAGCTCAGCCCGGCGAAGCTTTCCGGCATTGTGGACATGCTGCGCAGCGCCGTACGTGAACGCAATGAGACCGTTACCGTGCAGGTGCAGGAGCGGCGCGACCTTCGCGCGGCGGAGAAAGCGACACTGCACGAGGAAGACAGCGGCGTGGAAGAACTGCGCGAGGAAGTAGCCGTGCTCGGCAGCCGCATGGAGCAGGTCTTGACGTTGTTGAAAGAATTGCTCGGTACGTCGAAAAGCGGAGCAAATGCACTGCTGCAAGCGCTGTTCGGCATGCGCATCGACCTTGACGGCGAAGCGGTCGGCAGGCTGATTGCGCCGGAGATCAACGAACGGCTGAACGACTTATACGAACTGGAAGAAAGGGGGCGCTTTTAAATGTGGGGACTGACGATCAACGACAAGCACACATTCGACGATTTCGGGCTTTGCTGTCTGAACTGCACACTGGATCCGCCGGAGCCGCGGCTTTACACCATCGATATTCCCGGTGCTGACGGTGTGCTGGATGCGACCGCCGCACGCGGGCGTGTGACCTACAAAAACCGCACGCTGACAGCGGAATTTGACTGCGTATATGAAAGCCGCACATCATACGATGCAGCTTGCGCGGCACTGAACACGGCGCACCACGGAAGGCTTGTGGAGCTCCTCACGGACAGCGACCCCCAGCATGTGCTCACAGGACGGGCTGCGTGGGAGCATACTGTAGACGGCCTTGCCGCCACGCACACGCTGACGGTCGATTGCCAGCCGTACCGCATGGCGCTGTTTCCAACGGAAAAAACGTATGTCTTGACCGGCGAAGAGCTGCCCATAGCGCTTTTGAACGCACAGAAAGCCGTGATTCCGGAATTTGTGACGGACGCAGCCGGCATGACCGTGAAAACGGCAGCCGGCACGCAGTATACCATCATGAAGACCGGAAGCTATACCATCCCGGAGATTTATCTCAGCGAGGGCGTGAACACCTTTACGCTGAACGGCACGGGCACGATGACGATTCGTTACCGCGAGGGGGTGCTGTGATATGTACCGCATTACCTGTGACGGTATAACGCTGTATGAGCCCGATAACCCCGTTCTGCAGCTCATCTCCGGCACGCTCAAGACCGGACAGAACATTGCCGGCACGCTGACGTTTGTGCTGGCGCCGACGCACCCGTATTTGTCCCGCATCAAGGCGCGCAGCAGCGTTATTTCGGTGTACAGGGACGGGGTGTTATATTTCCGCGGTTCACCGCTCAACGTGACGGAGAGCGACACGGGGCTTGTGACGGTCACAGCGGAAGGGGCGCTGGCATGGCTCGGAGACTCCGTGCAGCCGTTTGCCGAATACCACAACATGACGGTGCGCACATATCTTGAAACGTTGGTTCAGAACCATAATGTGGCTGTGCAAGACGACGCGTACAAACAGTTTACGGTCGGCGAAGTGACCGTGACGGACAGCAACGACAGTTTATATCGGCACTCGAATTTTGAACACACCAAAGACGCGATCACCGAGAAGCTGACAAAGCGTCTCGGCGGCATTTTGCGGGTGCGCTGGAAGAACGGCGTGCAGTATCTCGACTACCTTGCCGAATACAAGCACGTGAACGGGCAGGGCATCAAGTTCGGGCAGAACCTTTTGACGTATGCCCGCAGCGTGCCGACCGCGAACCTCGCAACGGCGATCATCCCGCTTGGCTGCAAGCTGACGGACGCAGACGGCAGCGAGACGGACGAGCGCCTGCAAATCGACAACGGCGGCAAAAATTATGTGTGGGACGAAAAAGCCGTGCAGGAATTCGGCTGGATCTTCGACACGATCATCTGCGACGATGTGACACTGAAAGAAAATCTCAGCAAGCGCGGCTATTTGGAGCTTGAAGCCCGCAAGGCGCTGCCGACGACCATCAAGCTGACCGCCGTCGATTTCGGTGCGCTCGGCGGCAATTATGAGCGCATCACCGTCGGCGACCTGCTGCCCATCGTGAGCCTAACCGGCGCAGCGGGCGTATACGGCAGTACCATCAAGTCGTATTCCGTTTCGGGTGGCGGCTGGTCGTCAAACGAATCCACGCTCACAACCGGCATTTTGCAGGCGGCAGGCGAGATTACGTTCACCGCGGTCGTCACGGATTCGCGCGGCCGGAAAGCCAGCACTACGCGCACAATCAGCGTCATAGACTACACAAAACCCGGCGTAGCGGTGTGTGACGTGTACCGCTGCGATGCAGACGGCAACCGCAAAAAGGCAGGCACGTATTTTGCCGTGGAGATCAACGCGAGTTACAGCGCAATCACCGGCAACATCTTGAACATTACAGCTCGATACAAAAAACAGTCCGAGAGCAGTTACGGTACCGCGATGAACGTTACCAACAACGGCAAAACCGTGCTCGGCGGTGGAAATATAGGCGCGTCCACCACCTACGACGTGCTCGTGACGGTGGCGGACAAGTACAACAGCTTATCTATTCCGCGCACTCTGTCTACAAAAAGTGTGCTGCAATCTTTCAAACGCAGCGCGGGGGCGGCCATCGGCAAAGTAGCCGAGCTCGCAAACTGGCTGGACATTGCCTGGCATACGCGGGTCAGGGGCACGGTGCAAGCCGATAGCTATACTCCCGTAAATCGTGATGATGCGTCATCTAATCCAATCGTGTTTGTGCCGCGTGTTACCTATGGCACACTGGGACTTACTGGATCAAGCGGCTCCGAATACTTTAAGCAGTGGCTTATTTGGGTGTGCAAAGCCTACCCGAATAAACATATGCTACTGTGTATCGGCACGCAGCATCCTAATTCGGTCGGCATTGTGCTTTGCCACATCTACAATACGTCGGCAGTAAATGCGGCCGGGCTGCCCGAGTATGCGACGGGCAAATATTTTGCACTGGGCGGCGGCGAAATAGCTTTCGGCACCGTGGATTACAATTTTTACTTAAAATAAAGGAGGCAAAAATGAACAAAGCAACTGTACTTAAATCCGTAACGGCAGTCGTTGGGGCGGGGGTCGCGATCTGGCTCATCATCAACGAGCTTATTTCCGTCATGGAAAATCTTGCGGCGATTGGTGTGCCGGGGTTTCCGCGGCTGTCTAAACTGTTGGAGAGATTGAAGAACACCGTAAGTAAAGGAGATAATGCAGATGAAAAATAATCATGAAATCATCCTCAAACAATACGCCGCGTACTGCAAGGAGCAACCCTTATATCTTGGCACGGCGGGTAGCTACGGCATGGAGATGCTGACGATCATTCGCGAGGGTGTTTGGGCGGAGTACGATATTTTAGCGGCGTTTCATCCGCCGGTCGGGGCTGCGGTGCAGGTGCGCGTCGACGCGAACAATCAAATCGGCGTGCCGATCGAAGCCACGGCGGAAAAAGGCATGGGCGAGATCGTATTCGCGGGCTACAAGGAGGGCGTGCGACAGATTGCGGTCGACGTACTGTACAAGGTGACGCCGTCCTCCGGTGCGAGCGGCACAGAACCCGCCGAGCCTACACCGGACGTGGTACAGCAGATCATGCTTGCCGCAAACGCCGCCGAGAAGCTTGCCCAAAGCGTGCGTGATGACGCTGATGCAGGTAAATTTAATGGTGTGCAAGGCGACCCCGGTAAAGACGCTGTTATCGATACCACCTTGAGCCATGCAGGTGAAGCTGCGGATGCAGCAGAGGTTGGCAAACTAAAGGAAGATTTATCCAAAAAAATCACTAAATTCTATGCATCAAATCAGGGCGAAACTCATCTTGCTGATTCCGATAATGGTAAAATTATGGACATGATGTTGTATGGAAAATCCTCACAAGATGGAACGCCAACGCCAGAGAATCCAGTTGAGATTAAGAGTGTTGTGAATCCGAAGGTGAAGGTATTTAATGAAAACGGAACAGAATTCCAGACCGTCACCATCCCATATACCCTTAACGCAATTCCGGTTCCAAGTGGTGGCAATGTAACCATCGGTGAACAACAGTATATTAGTGATTATTTGGATATTGAGAAAGGAAAATTGTATCGAAAAGTAAAGCGATTAAATTTGAAAGATGCTGATGTTACAATCCTAACACATGGTTTCCATTCAAACGGAAATGGTTATTTAGCAATCTCTATTGGGAATTTAAGTAAAGAGCAGCGTCCTATATCGAACCGATATAAAGGTGAAACGTGGACTACAACAAGCGGATATGTGTACATTCCTAATAGTAATGACATTGTTTTCGTTGATGATAGATTTACGGATAAGCAAACAGCGATTAAACTAGTTCAAGATACATATGTAATTTATACATTATCTTCACCAACTGAAGAAGACTTATCACTTGAACAAATCAAATTCCTAAAATCGCTATCTACACATTATCCAGTAACCAACATCACAGTCGGTTCCGAAGAGTTGAACGGATATGCAGTATTTAACTATCCTGTATCAATGACCAATGGATGGAATTATGTTAAGCAACAATTGAACGATAATCGTAATTATATTTATGATATGGATTTACAATCCGCAGAAGCCTATGTAAACAGCGAATATGCAGTAGCATTAACAGAATTGGAGGTATGATTATGTTATACAGGACACTAAAGAAACTTAAAGAAAGGAATGGACTTACAGATGATTTGAAAAATAAGATTGATGTGTTTTTTGCAGTTGGGAGAATCACAGAGGAACAGTACAACGACCTCATGGACGTTAACAAGAAAGAAGTTGAGGACTCCAAAGAGTTAGTTAACCAAAGGATACCGACAACCGTGTAGCGCTCGACCGCTTTAATATCAGCGTGCCGAGCAGCGGCACCTTTACTGCTTGGCTTGCGTTTTTAAAATCCCAGAGCGGGACAGAGCAAATGGACAATCCGAAAATTATAAAGGAGGATAAATAAATGGTACCCATTCGCGAAAATCTATTATCTTCTGCAAAATACAATTTGAAAGTGCCGGTGGAGTCCTGCGCAAAGGACATGAAATATATTGTCGTCCACAACACGGCAAACGATGCGTCCGCCGCGAATGAAGTCGCGTATATGATTCGCAACGACAGCTCTACGTCGTTTAACGCGGCGGTCGATGACAAGGAGATCGTCATCGGCATCCCGCTGAACAGAGGTGCGTTTGCTGCGGGGCAGCGCGACGGCAATGCACATGGTATTCATATCGAGATTTGCTATTCGCTTTCGGGCGGCACGCGCTTCGATAAAGCCGAAAAGAACGCCGCAGAGTATATCGCAAAGCTTTTGAAGGAACGCGGTTGGGATACGTCTCATCTGAAGAAGCATCAGGACTTCGACGGCAAATATTGCCCGCACCGTACGCTCGACAAGGGCTGGGCGCGCTTTTTGAACATGGTGAAAAGCTACATGACGGCGAGCACACCGGCAGCATCCACACCTGCATCCGGCACCTTCAAGCCGTACCTCATTCGCAAAAACTGCCGTGACCCGCTGAACATCCGCAAGGGTCCGGGCACGAATTACGGCGTGCGGGGCCAGATCAAGGACACGCTGCGCTATACGATTGTTGAAGAGCGCAGCGGCCCCGGCTCCGCTAAGGGCTGGGGCCGTCTCAAAGCCGGCGGCTGGATCGCGAAGGACTGGGTGAAGAAGGTCTAAAAGTAAATACATAAAGCAAAAGGCGCAGGGCTACCGGGATTTCCGAGCGGGCTCTGCGCCTTTTTTATTTTTCGACTTGAAATTTACCGTATTTCTGCTATAATCTTTACAGTTATCCCTTTATGTTTATGCTTAAAAAGTGGTGGCCAAACTGCCAGAAAATTAAAGGAGCAGAGGATTATGAGTATTCCAGAAATGGACATGAACCCGGAGATCGCCCGAAAGTTACTCGAGGTCGGTGAAGAATTCCGCATTGAAGGCCCGTTCTTCTCGTACGAAGAAATCAAAATGGGCAACGTGAACCACACCTACAAAGTCAATTATATTCGCGATGACGGTACCGGCATGGCAAAGATTAAGTCTTTCCTTGTACAGCGCGTCAATACATATGCGTTTCAGCACCCGATTGAGCTGATGCAGAACATTGACCGTGTCACGGAGCACATCCGTGAAAAATGCCCGAATACGAAAAGCCTGCATTTCCATCACACGAAGCACGGCGTCAACTATTTGATGGATAATGACGGCTTCTGGCGGCTCAGCAACTACGTGCCGTCTGTGACGTTCGATACCTGCGACGACCTGAACGTGGTGCGCAGTGCAGGTGAGGCGTTCGGCGATTTCCAACTGATGTTGGCGGATTTCGATGCGAACTCCCTTTTCTACACGATCCCGGACTTCCACAACACGCGCAAGCGCTACGAGAAGCTGAAGGAAGACATGGCGGTCGACCCGTGCAATCGTGTGGCAGAGGTGCGCGAAGAGCTCGATTGGCTGCTTTCCGTAGAGGACGAGGCTTGCCGCCTGACCGACCTCTTTGAAAAAGGCAAGCTTCCGCTGCGCGTTACGCACAACGATACAAAGATCAACAACGTGCTGTTCGATGAGAAGACGCACGAGGCGCTCGTTGTCATCGATCTCGATACCGTTATGCCGGGTCTTGTCGGCCACGATTTCGGCGATGCCATCCGCTTTGCTGCAAATTTTGTGGAAGAAGATTGCGATCATCCGGAAAAGGCCGGCGTAAACCTCAATATTTTCTGGGCATTTGCCGAGGGCTTCCTCAAAAAGACCGCCGCGTCTCTGACGAAAACCGAAGTGGATACGCTGGCGCTCAGCTGCTTTGCGCTTACCTGCGAGCTTGCAACGCGCTTCCTCGCGGACTACATCGTCGGCGATAAGTACTTTAAGGTCAAAAAGCCGCAACATAACCTTGTCCGTACGCGTTGCCAGGTTGCCCTTGCAAAGGACATGCTGAATAAAATGGACGCGATGAACGCCATCGTGCAGGACTGCGCACGCCGCTACAAAGAGACCGAAAACGCATAATTCATTTTGCATCCAGACGACCCGGCAGTTTTGTCGGGTCGTTTTTAAAAACAGGGGGGAGTTTATCATGAAAATTCTGTTGACCGGCGCAAATGGCTTTGTAGGGGCGCGCATCCGTGCGGCGGCGCCCGTTATTTGTGCGCCGTCTCTGCGCGGGGCGGAAAAAGAGGATATCGACCGCCTCATCGACACCGTGCAGCCGGACGCCATCCTTCACACCGCGGCAATCTCGGACATCGGTGCGTGCGCCAAAGACCCGGAAGGATCCTACCACGCGAACGTTTTGGTGCCGGAGTATTTGGCCAAAGCCGCAAACGGTGCGAAGCTCGTGTTGTTCAGCTCCGATCAGGTGTACAGCGGCGCAAAGGGCGATAAGCCGTTTACGGAAGACGACGTTGCGACCGCAAATCTCTACGCCGAAGAGAAGTTGGAAATGGAAAACCGCGTTCTCGCGATCGACCCGAACGCCGTCATGCTGCGTGCGACGTGGATGTATGACATGCCCATGTTCGGCGTGCCGAACCGCAGCAGCCTCATCACGATGTTCCTGAACGCCGCCATCACCCAAAAGCCGCTTGCACTTTCCAAAGAGGAATTTCGCGGCATCACCTATGTGCGCGAGGTTGCAGAGCAGACCTTGCAGGCTGTGAACTTACCCGGTGGCGCGTATAACTTTGGCAGCGAGGCAGACGTCTCCATGTACGCGCTTGCGGAGCTGTTTATGGAAAAAACAGGCATGAAGCTCAATTTGCAGGAAAAGTCCGGCGGCGAAAACCTCTGGATGAATTGCGAAAAGCTCAAAAACGCCGGCGGTGGATTTGAGACGACTGCCGAAGGTCTTGCGACGTGCATGGAGGACTATAATCTTTCGCTGCTCGGCCAATAACAAAACGAAAATCTCCTTTGAAGCCGGTTTTATGGGTTCTTCAAAGGAGATTTTTAATTGATTGAAACCTAATTATGTCAATAACCTTATGTAAACTAAATTATGTAAAATTAAAGAAATTTGTCGAGCGCATGGGCGCGTTCACAGGCCGCACGCACCGGTTCCGGCTGCATGCGCAGCACGCCGGGCTCGCCCACGACCTCCGCAGAGCTCGAAATCCTTTTGCCTCACAACAGATCAGAAAGATAGGCTAAACGGTCCGGTGGGCTGTTTAGCCGTAAGAAACCCTATCAAGAGGTTCCCTAAAAAGGTAAAACCTTTTTAAAATAGACATGAAGAATGCAAAAAGCCACAAGCTCAAAAGTGTCATTTAAACCCCCTTCGGCATAACTTGTACAAGGGGAAAGTCCCCGAAAACAAGGAGGGGTTTTATGGCATCTTTTACAAATTTCGCGACGCTTTCGTATAACGGAGGCGCAACGAATTCCAACACCGTCACGGGCGAGCTTTTGGAGGCCTTGACCGTTACCAAAACTGCCATGGTGAAAAATTACGCCGCAAACGATAAGATTACGTATATCATTTCTATCGTAAACAGCGGTGCGCAGCCGGTGACAAATCTCACGGTCACCGATAACCTCGGCGCGTATGAATTTAATAGCGGGACCGTCTATCCGCTCGCGTATGTGCCAAATTCTGTTCGGTATTATGTAAACGGCGTCTTGCAGACCGCGCCCACCGCAACGCCGGAGCCGCCGCTCGTCATTACGGTCCCGAACGTCCCCGCAAACGGCAGCATCATGCTCGTTTACGAGGCAGAGGTCACAGCGTATGCACCGCTCGGCACGGACGGCAGCATCACGAATACCGCAAATGTCACAGACGGCAATCTGGAAGTCAGCGCGTCGGAAACGGTCTCCACGGATGATCGCGCGGTGCTCACCATCAGCAAAGCGCTGTGCCCTGCGGTCGTCACGGGGAACGGGCAGATTACGTATACGTTCGTCATCGAAAACACGGGCAATACCGAAGCTTCCGAAGCCGAGCGCATCGTGCTGACCGATACGTTTGACCCGATCCTCAAAAACATTGCGGTCACGTTTAACGGCGCCGCTTGGACAGCAGGTACGCAGTACACGTATGGTGAAACGACCGGCGTGTTCGCAACGCTTCCGGGGCAGATCACCGTTCCCGCCGCACAGTATACGCAAAACGAAAACGGCACATGGGCCACTACACCCGGCACCGCGGAGGTTGTTATCACCGGCACCGTGTAAAGCAAAATTCAGCAGGACGCATAGCGTAGATATCCTCCGGCTTTTCGCCGGGGGATATTTATGCTTTGTGTCGTTTTTTAACAAGCGATTTTACATGGATTTTACAAAGAACACACAGTTGATTTGACATAGACACGATATACTCCTATACGTGTAAAAGAATGTTAAAAGGGGAAAATCGGGTATGGATATTTTCAATGTACTGACGATGATCGGCGGGCTGTGTCTTTTCCTGTTCGGCATGAACCTGATGGGGCAGGCCTTGGAGCGCCGCGCGGGCGGCAAGCTGCAAAGCTTGCTCGATAAAATGACCGGCAGTGTACCGGCGGGCTTTTTGACGGGCCTCGGCATCACAGCCATCATTCAAAGCTCGTCGGCGACAACAGTTATGGTAGTGGGCTTCGTAAACTCCGGGCTCATGACACTGCGGCAAGCCATCAACGTTATCATGGGCGCGAACGTGGGCACCACCGTCACGGCGTGGCTGTTGAGCCTTGCGGGCATCAGCGGCAGCAATATTTGGGTGAATCTTCTAAAGCCGTCATCCTTCACGCCTGTTTTGGCGCTCATCGGCATCGTTTTCTACATGTTCTGCAAGTCCGGTAAAAAGAAAGATACCGGCATGATCCTGCTCGGCTTTGCGACCTTGATGTTTGGCATGGAAACCATGAGTGGCGCGGTTTCGGGTCTTAAAGATGTCCCGGCGTTCGCTTCGCTGTTCCTGATGTTCAAAAATCCGATTCTTGGCGTGCTTGCGGGTGCGCTTTTGACAGGTATCATCCAGTCCAGCTCAGCTTCCGTGGGCATTTTGCAGGCGTTGGCCGTAACGGGGCAGGTCAGCTACGCGGCGGCTATCCCGATTATCATGGGCCAGAATATCGGTACCTGCGTTACGGCGCTGATCTCCTCCGTGGGCACACAGAAGAACGCAAAGCGCGCGGCAGTAGTCCATTTGATGTTCAACGTTATCGGCGTGGTCGTGTTACTGACGGCCTTCTGGATTGTAAAGATCGTGTTTGCACCGGCTATTCTGGATGAAAACGCCACCATGTCCGGCATCGCGATTGCGCACTCGCTCTTTAATATCCTGTGCACGGCGATGCTGCTGCCGGCAGGCGGCCTGCTTGAAAAGCTCGCAATCCGCATCGTGCCGGATAAGGGCGGCAAAGAGCAGCCTGTTGAGCTTGAAGAACGTCTGCTCATCACACCGTCCGTCGCGCTCGGCCGCTGCCGTGCCGTTGCGGGCGAAATGGCACGCTGCGCAGGCGAAGCGCTGCATATGGCGCTGACGACCTTTGAAAATTATTCGCCGGAGCTTGCGGAATCTATCCGTGAAAACGAGAGCCGCTGCGACCGCTACGAAGACGAGCTTGGTACATACCTGGTGCGCCTGAGCGCCCAGCAGCTGAGCGATGCCGAAAGCGAAGAAGCCACCGAATTATTAAAAATTATCGGCGATTTTGAGCGTATCTCCGACCACGCCGTGAACCTGCTTGCGGCATCGGAAGAGCTGCGCAGCAAGGGACTTGGCTTCAGCGCCGCCGCAGAAAAAGAGCTGAAGGTGCTCATCGGCGCGGTGAGTGAGATATTGAATACGGCAGAGCGCGCGTTCAGCGAAAAAGACCTTGCGGCCGCCGCACAGGTAGAGCCGCTGAAACAGGTCATCGTTGCACTGAAGGAGCAGATGCGCACGCGCCATATTCTGCGCATGCAGCAGGGTCATTGCAGTATTGAAGCGGGCTTCGTGTGGTCCGACCTGCTGACGGATCTCGAGCGAACGGCTGACCACTGCTCCAACATCGCCGGCTGTGTTCTGGATGCGGCAAACCACGGTCTTAATCTGCACGAAACGCTGCGCGCCATGCGTGCCGATGACCCCGACTTCCGCCGCGCCTACGGCACCTACGCGGAAAAATACCGCTTGCAGGCAGTATAACTACATAATCAATCAAGTAAAAAAGAGACAGTCCGCTTTGATATGTACCCCAATACTGGACACCCGGTATGGGGGCATATCACTTTAGACTGTCTCTTTTTGCATTTGATGAAGTTGCTGAGAATGCTGATTTAGAGGTTGTAACGGAATAGAGCATTTTAAGGCTGGCGTACGGAATCATATTTGGAATTACCCAATGCTTTGAGGTAGGCATCGTAAGCCTCTTCCAACGTAGAAAACTCTTTTCCTTTGTTCAGAATTTCCTTATACTGATTTTGCGTAGTAAGCGATTCCGAGATGGTGACATAGTTCTTGCCTTTTCGCGTACCGGTCTTGGTTTCGGAAACATAATATTTCCCGTCACCGGTTTGAATAATTACGGGGATTTCCTTTCCGGCTCCGACCTTATTCGTATCCAGAGATGTCCAGAAAAGATACCGATCTGCTTCGTGTCTATCTCTTCCGTCGCCAAGATAAGCCCATGTGCAATTAGGCTGCTGCAAAAGACTGTTATTCAGTTTTTTAATCTCTGTGATAATGGATGGAACATATTGCGAATCCGGACATCTGGAGTCAAACTCAAAGTTTGACTTGTTTTTCATGCTGCCGCTTTTCCAAAATTCTGTATCGTATAGAAGTTGGAAGAAATTCGTTACGTTTGTGTCAGGGTATTTAGGTGTAGATGGGTCGGCTTTTCCGCTCCAATTGAGAATGATTCCGTAATCTTCCTTATACGATACGACACAGGTTCCGTTTGGCTCAGCAACGCCTATCCAGTTAACCGTGTCTCCTTGGCTTTTGGAATGAACAATACCGCCGATATTCACAGGATCTACTGATTGCCAGTCGGCCTGCTTCTGTTTTAGATCGACGGTTACGGTAGCCTCAGAATCTCCGAGCAACGCCTCTGTAGACACCTGTGCATAAGCGGAGCGGACATTTGCAAGATCTGTCGCTTCTCTGGCTTTTTCAAGCTGTGACGCAAATACCGGAATGGCAACTGCAATCAATACGGCGATGATTGCAATGACAATTAGCATTTCCATCAATGTGAATCCGTTTTTGTTTTGCTTCATTAAAATCCCTGCTTTATCTTTGAATAGAACAAATACATGGTGAAAATAAACATCGGAGTTCATCACCGAAGGTCTCTGCAATATTTTTTCACCGGAAAGGATTTCTGCGAAAAAAGAGGATGAAATCGTATGGTAAAGACCCATGAAAACCAAAACCTCTGTAATAAAGGAACTGGACACCAATCAAGATACGTGTTGTATCAAAATTGGTGTCCAGTTATGGTCCGAGTGACAGGAGTTGAACCTGCGGCCTCTTGAACCCCATTCAAGCGCGCTACCAAAACTGCGCTACACCCGGATAACGAATTTATTATACACGATGCCCGGGAAAAAAGCAAGCAGTTTTTTCACAATTTTATGCGAAAGCGGAAAATAGAGGAAAGCGGCTTTAAATCAGACTCAGAAAATAGCGAAACAGCTTTTCGCCGTTCACTGCATCGGGGCGGCGGTGCGCAAAGCCGATGCGCTCCGGGTGAAACTGCACGCCGATCACCTTGCCGTTTTCATGAATAAAGCCCTCGTTGATGCCGTCGTCGCTGACGCACAGGGGGATAAGTCCCGCGCCGAGCTTACCGGCGGCCTGATGGTGTGCACTGTTCACGGGGAATTCTTCGCCGTAAAATTCGCGCATCAGATCATGCTGCGCGCGCACCGTGTGAATGGCGTCGCCGGTCTCTTTTGCCGCCATGTGGTGCTGCGGGTCCGGCACATCCTGAATGAGGTCGCCGCCGAATGCCACGTTCAGCACCTGATGCCCTCTGCAAATGCCGAATACCGGCTTGCCCGCTGCAAAAAAGCATTTTGCAAGCGCAATCTCGTCTGCATCACGGCTGTCATCGATGCCTTCGCTCGCCGTGTTTTCCTGCCCATAGAGCACAGGATTTACATCGGCGCCGCCGGGGATCAGCAGGCCGTCGCAGGTGTCTGCGTCGGAAAGCGTCATCGAGATTACCGGCTCCGCGCCGCAAGCCGTCAGCGCCGCCACATAATTTGCAAAATCGCCGGGGTTGCCGCGCATAAAGATCCTTTTCATCAAGGTCACTCCTTCAAAATGAAAAAAAGATGAAAAAACAATTTAGCGCAAATTGCAATAACAAGTTGGACACGCCGTGGTAGACAGCCTCGGTCTCGGATGGAGCCGCAGGCTCTGTCCG